ATATCGCTCTTAAATTCGGAAAGTCTACTCGCTTTGTTTTTGATCGTATAAAGCTAAATGGTCTTATTCCGGAACTGAAAGATCGTGTAAGAAATGGAGATATACCATTATCCGGTGCTATGATTCTTTCTAAATTAGAAGATAGCTCGCAAATGGAATTTCATAAAGGGAATTCGAACCAGTGCAGTACAGATATGATTCGAAGGTTTGTAGGCAGTTCTTTTCTTGAAATTGATAAAGCTGATTGGATTGAAGAAAATGCAGATAATTGGGATAACGGGGAATTTAAACCATGTGCACAATGTGAGAACAACACTGTCAATCACGGTTGTCTATTCTATGAAATGAATAATAAAAATGCAAGATGCATCAATCCTGATTGCTTTAGAAAAAAACAGATAGCTTATCTGATACGTAAAATTCAACTTGAAAGTGAGTTCCTTGTTAAAGCTGGTGAACCGCTTTCATTTGGAAAAACTGTTATAATGGAGACTAAACTTGACACTTATTGCAGTGATTCGAGAAAAGCTTTCTTGGAACAAACACTCGAAGCTGTTAGAAGTCTTGGATTTGAAATGATAAATCCGGATGAAGTATTTAAGGGTAAGTGTTGGTATGCTGAAAATGATGAGCGTACTCAAAAAATGCTTGAGGATGGTGAGATTTATCGTTGTATATCATTGTGGAATTATTATTGTCCTGAATTTGATGTAGAATACTACTATATAAGAAAAGAACTATCTTCCAGTACTTCAGCTCTTGCAGATCCTAAAGATATAGAAAGGGAGAAGATAAATGAAAAGTTGAAGAAAGCTAAGGATAAGGTAATCGAGAAGAGTTCTGAAACTATGAGAAAATGGGCACAGGAAAAGCCCTATTATAAGCGTAATAAAGAGTTATCCGTTGATGAACAAACTGTGTTCGATGTAATGATTCTCCGGAATTGTAGTAGTAAATATTTGGAAACACTAAAACTTTCTACTTATAAGAAAGAGTCTGATTTTGTTAAATACGTGAAGAACAACCAAGTTGATCGTAATCAATGGTACCGCGCTTTTATTGCTAACAATCTTTCAAGTAATGATGTGATGTTCTATCCCTGTATGCAGAAATGTCAAAATATTCTCTTTGCAGAGCAATATCCTGATGATTACACTGAACTTAGTAAGCAGCTTGCTGCTTCTTTCGACAAGAAACAAAAGAAACTCAATGAGAGATTGAAAGAACTTGAAAACGATAACACAGAGGAAGCCTAATGGTTTCCTCTCTTTATTGATATGCTTATGAGAACTTGGACTAATGAGCAACTCGCCATACTTGATAGCGAGTATCCAACTGCTAATTTGAAAGAGCTTGCTGGTCGCCTGGACAAAACACCTGAGGCTGTGAAGGCAAAAGCATTAATACGTAAATTAAAACGTTCTCCAGATGTAAGGGTTTGGAGTCCGGAGAAAAGGCAAAAATTAAGAGCTCTTTATCCTGACCACACCAACCTTGAAATAGCTTCGATACTTGGTTCAACTGAAAGTGCTGTTTCCGGCATGGCTTTCAAATTAAAATTAAGAAAGTCTGCCGAGTTCTTATTCGAACATTCTTCAAAAGGTTTCTTTTCCAAAGGGCACCAACCTATGAATAAAGGACTCAAGCAATCTGAATATATGTCTGATGCTCAAATTGAAAAAACGAAAGCTACACGTTTCAAGAAGGGATGTATCCCAAAGAACCATAAAGAGGTTGGATATGAACGTGTAAATCGTGACGGTTACATTGAAGTGAAAACTGCAGAACCGAATGTTTTTGAATTGAAACACAGGCTTGTATGGATTGAACATAACGGTGAAATCCCTCCTGGTTACAATATTCAGTTCAAGGATGGAGATAAGCAAAATATTTGTATCGAGAACCTATACATGATTAGTCGTTCTGAACAAATGAAAACGCAAAACTCAATGTATGCCCGGTATCCGGAAGATGTTCAGTACCTCATCAAGCTAAAAGGAGCTTTGAATAGACAAATTAATAAAGCAACAAAAAAGAATGAATCATGAGTGATAATGCAATAGATAGATTAAAGGAAATGGTTAACAAACCGTTTCTTTATCAGAATGAAGAAATTGTAATTCTCAACTACTGTGACGGTACCGGTGATGATGGAACCGAAGTTGAAATATACTTGAACAATGGCAAAGTACTGATATTTAGTATGTTTGATTTAGCTTCCAAGTTGAACCGTTTCCGGTCGATAACAAATACAGTTGTTGTATTGGCAAATGAACGGTTGAATAAGGTATCTACTGTGAATCCTACTATCTTACAGGATATGAGAGACTTGGTTTTACAACAAATAAAGGACGTGAAAGAAGATCCTAATAAAGTAAATCAGGCCAAACAGGTTTTTCAAGGTGTCAATACTCTTATTAACCTTGCTAAAACAGAACTGGAATACAGGAAATATATGGATACAACGGACCCTATAAATAAGTAGTTGCATGTTGACAGATAAAGAAAGAGAGGTCATTGAAGTTTCCTGTAAACTGCATAATTTATTTTGTAATCTCCCTGTGTTTCATGTATCAGATATCAGAGAGGAAGTCATACATATTCATGCGATCCAAAATATGATAATGGCTCGTGAGGCATACAGGAGCAATCCGAAAATGTTCCCTATTAAAAATGGGCATCCCAATAATATGCCAATAGGTATTCTTGCTACTACTCCCATGAATTTGGTGAGTTTTGATAATATTCCTATGGCCAGTGAAAAACGTATTCATCCCCAAAAGTATAGAATGAAAAAATTAAGAATAAAAAAAGTAGATGCTACTTACTTTAGTCTTTCTAAGTATATGCGTTTAGAAGGGCAATTTCAAGCAAAGAATTTCCAGACTGCCTATTTCTTGCAAGTTAGGATATTAGGTTTTTGGTTTACAATTCAAACGTATATTTCCATTGATAGTAATTACGCTTTGCTTTGTGCAACTGAAGCGATGGAAAAGCTACAAGAAAAACTTTAATTATCATGTGTATGTATAAAAGGACTATTTACAGATTCCATATAAGGGACCAGCCTGCATCAAACAGTGTGAGATTATTATTAGTCTAACAATTTAACCTAATCATTTATGATAACATTGAATAAGTTGGCTCCTAAAATATTAAAGATTATAGAGCGCCGCTTTCATCTGAATGATAATACTTCTAAAAAGGCTTTCAGTTTAAAAATATCTGCTGCCTGGAGGAAGTTTGATGAATTATCAGAATTACCATGCGACGATATAAAAGACCATCCGGAATATAAAAAGAGAGCTGCTGATATTATAATAGTTACCATTGCTTTTCTAAAACATTACGGAT